CTCGATCTGCCGGCCCACAAAAGGGCCACCAAGCTACGGTGGGTGACCAGTGGAGGGTACATATCAGCCACCGATGTGAACACCACCGAGCAGAGGCTGCGCGACCGCGGCGTGGCGCTCTGGGCGGACCTGATGGACGAGGAGGAGTTCGAGTCGGATTTTCCCAGCGCGCCCCACAAGCCCTCGGAGGCGCGCTCTGGGGAGGCCGCGAGCACGCAGCCAACAGCCAAGGCCGATGGGCCGAGCATTGGCGCGTCCTCGGGCAACTGGGATCGGTTGGAGCGCGAGGTGGAGAGGCTGCTGGAGCTGGCGAAAGCCCGGTTGGGTTCGCGAGACTTGGACGCGTCCAAGGACTCCGCCCGGACCCAAAGTTCAAGCAGCTCCCCTTCCTCGAAAAGGCAGCGCAGGAAGCGGAAGAACTCCGCGAGTGGTCAGCCCCAGACCGCAGTGCCGCAGCCGAAAAGCGCTCAGCCTGTTTCCAAGCCGCTCAGCGGCGATCCGGACTCGAGCCAGCGGGCGAAGTCCTCGAGCGCCTTGCCCACCGCGCAATCCAAGAATACCCGGCCTCAAGACATCTTGAGGACTGTGGTCTGAGGGCTGCGCGCGCCGAGGGCGTCGATTGGCGGCCGCGGGTTGAGGCGGCCGTTTTGTCGCTGGAGAGGGACAGCTCACCAGGCTATCCGCTCATGCGGTTGGCAAGGACAAATGAAGAGCTGCTGGCGACTCATCGTGAGCTGGTGGTAGGGCTCGCCGTTGCGCGGCTTGAGCTCTTGGCGGAAGCGGATGTGGCCACGTTGCGGGCGATGACGGCAGGTGAGCTGGTGGAAGCCGGTTACACCGACGAGGTGAGGCTCTTTGTCAAGAATGAGCTACACTCGGCGCTGAAGGTGTCCCAAGGACGCATGCGCCTCATCGCCAGCATTTCGGTCATTGATCAGATTGTGGAGCGGGTTCTCAACGGCCCGCAGAACCGGGCTGAGATCGGCCTGTGGGAGAGCATTCCGAGCAAGCCCGGCATGGGCCTGCACGATGAGGGCCTCGAGTCCCTGAGGAAGCAGATACGTGGCCTTGACAGGCCGGTGTCAAGCGATATCTCGGGATTCGATTGGTCCGTCCCACAGTGGATGTTGGACTGGGATGCCGGTGTTCGCGCGCAGTTGTGCGCGGCTGGGCCCCTCAGCCACATGTTCCTGGCCAGGGCCGTGTGCCTAGGCATGTCTCGGTTCGTCTTCTCCGATGGGGAGGTCTGGGATCAGACGGAGCCAGGAATTCAGAAGTCCGGATCGTACAATACTTCCAGCACCAACTCCAGGCTGCGCGTTTTGCTCGCGTGGCTGTGTGGTGTCATGCTTGGCTACAAGGGCCGGTGCATGGCCATGGGGGACGACGCGGTTGAGGATGCAAGCGCCTTCGCCAACGACCTGGTTGAGACCTACGGGATCCTGGGCTTTAGGCTGAAGGAGGTCGCACAAGGCGACATCGAGTTTTGCGCGTACAAGTTCAAGGCAGATGGCGGGCTGGAGCCTGTACGCTGGCACAAGATGCTGGCGTCTGTGCTCGCCACTTCGGTGCGGGATGAGAGCCACGAGCGGGATCTCGCAACAGCCTTGGAGTATGAACTGCGACACTCGCCGCATCGTTCCCGCGCGTTTTCCGTTCT